AAAAGACGACTATCTTAATCCTTCAGGTATCAAAGGTGGTCAAAAAGTACGCTTTACTTTATTAGCTGAAGAGCCTTTCATGTTCTATGAATTATGGGGTAATCATGTTAATGACCCAGAAAAGCGTAAGCCTTTCCGTTTCGCAGAGGAGCCTACCCCAGAGGACATCACTGAGAAACTAGGAGAAGATTACATACGATCTCTCAAACGAGATGGTACAGGACCAGAACCTTGCAGAGTAGCCCACGCAGTTCCCGTATATAACTACGACTTGGAACGTGTACAGGTATTCTCTTGGGTTCAAAAAACAATCACTCAACAGTTTGATGTAATCAGCCAATTAGAAGATTACGCAGACTCTATGACTGACTGTGATTTTTACTTATCTCGCGAAGGGCAAGGCACAGACACAAAGTATACTGTGCAAGCTGCTCCCAAGAAAAAAGCTATGGCTAAAGCTGTAGAAGAAGCATGGGAAGCAGAGAAAGAGTTCGATCTCGAAAGACTTCTTAAAGGTGGTAATCCCTTTAAAGAAGAAGAATAATCCCCATTCATAGAGTCAATCTATTCGGGCATCATACTTTTTCTAATAAAGTTTGGAGTATGTGTAAGTCCCGATAACCATTGACTCTTTTTTATTTTGCTGTATATTAATTATGGGAACGTGTATTTATTCACCACTTATGGGTACGCTAGACAAACAAAACGCACTAGCTTCTCTACGAAAGTGGACTTTAATTCAAGATAACAGTGGACCGTACAGAGTCTACCGTGATGGTGACGACAACATATATCACTCAGTTACACATATTTTAAAAGAAACCGCACCCCAACATACAAAAGATGCTTTGGAAAATTGGCTTAGGAAGTCCGATTCTATTATGGAGCGTGATATTGCTTGCGAAAGAGGCAAGCTCGCACACAGCCACGCAGAGTTTGTTCTCAAACTTGCAGCGAAATTTGCAAGACAAAACTCAAACAAAAGAGGTTTATGGAGAACAGGTGATGATGGATTGGAACGCTGTCCGAAAAAAGTCACTCAATGGGGCTTACAAAAAGCAGTTGAATCCGCGCCGCGTGTTAGCTGGAGTGCGTCAGGCTACGCAAGAGGTTTACGATCATTCATACTGGAACGTGTAACGGCCATTCATGCAGTAGAGTTCTCCGTGTATAAACCAGGATACGGATTTGCTGGTACAGCAGATGCTCTACTGGATATTGATGGAGATGGGCCATTCATAGTGGACTGGAAAACTGCCAAAGAAGTCAGGTCAGATGACATGATCGAACAATTCTGCCATCAACTTGGAGCGTATAGTATTGGACTCGAACATCTCACAGGAATCAAGCCGAAATACGGGGCAGTTGTAGTAGCTCGCAGAAGTGGTAAGCCACAAATAAAACTCCTGAGTTCTTTAGAACTAGCAGGAGCAAAAAGTATATTTTTAGAGAGAGTGGAGCGTTACCACAAAAACCTAAAAGAATTAGCTGTTGTCTAAATCATCATCTTCTGGTTCGGGTATTTCTTTAACTTCAACATAAGCTGTTTCTTCAAAGTCATTTATTGGCTGATATAAAGCAAACTCTTCAGCTTGCTTTTTTGATTCAGCTTCAACTTCTTTAAAGGTAAAACAAGTTGTTTTTACAATGTACTTAGTCATTAGAAAGTTCCTCCAATAATGCGTCTACTTCTGCTGCACAGTCTCCGCACCTCCAGCCTTCAACATCATCATTGTAAACTGGGTATCTGTTAACAAATCTACCCGAACCAATATGGCAGGGTAGATCACAGTCAACACAAATCTGAGAATCAAATAAATTTTTCATAACCAGTCGTGCCATACAGTACCAAACGAAGCCATCATCTCAAAGTCTGATGGTTCGTCATTTTCAGCAGGGAAGTTCTCTTCATCTTCCTCTATATCTGGGTCGGGATTAGACCACTTAATTGCATTTTCTTCACGCTGGCTATCCAGTGCAGATTGATGGTTGTGCATAAATGAATCCATCAGATTACCTCCTTAATCTTGTTAATAAGTTTTTGTATTTGTAACCAGAAAGTATCATTAACTTCATGGTTCGCTTGTAATTCATACAATCCACTAAGAATTGTGTCTAATTCAGAGTCATTAAAAGTCATAATTTTCTAAATCGGGTGGATAATTTTGACCATATTTCTATGGTGTTTAAGTATTTTTCATCATCAAGCTCTATTTCTATAGCGTGTTGTGCTATATCCCACACTTGGTCAAGAACTTTTTTGTTCTTATCTATTCGTGTTGGATCGCCTGACTTCTCTTGTTCCCATTCGTACTCCCTAAGTGCATCAGAAAAATATCTGTAAGCTGTACTTTCAGGTATCTTGTGGTCTACTACAAGAATGTCAACAATATCTTTTCGTTGTAGTTGCTCTTCTGGTTTTTTATCTTCATTAGAAACAAGTAATTTTTGAATAAAGTCAGTTGCCTTCTTTTTATCCATTCAATAACCTCCTTTTATGTTCTCTAGCTTCACTAAGAGAGTCATAAAACTCAATTACGGTGTACAGGATACTATCAAAAGTAAATCCATCATCATACTCCTTCCATATTTCGTACAAGTTGGTACGATTCCTATTTTCAGGGTGCTTCATATTCCACTTAAGTAGAATATAGTAAGGTTTAATTTTCATAATCCTCCTTCTTTGGATAAACTTCTTCAATAATGTGGTCAGCTAATGAGTCTATATAATTGGCTATTTTGTAACCATCATGGTAGCTAATAGGTTCCCACGCATATCGTTCTAAATGTTCATGTTGAGCATCTTCTGACCATTCAAAATATTCGTCAGGTATTTCTTCGTAAAGAAATTGATTAGATGCCCATTTAAAACACGCATCTTTAAAAGATAATTTTGATTTTTTAGTTTCTTCACTCATTATTCTGCACCAGCACTACAGGATAAAATAGTTTCAAAAGTCTTAGAATTTTGGACTGTTACTAGCCCTCTAAATTCTTCGCACATTTGAATCATTTTTTCTTTAGCTTTTTTAATACTGTTTGTGTAAAATTCAGTTTCGCAACGTGAACCTCCAACAGTATATTTAAACTTGTTTCTTGGGTCGTCAGGTAATCTCTTAAGTTTTTCCTGACCTAAAATTTGAAGCAGTCTTAAAGACTGTTCTAAGTACTCTTTTTCAGTCATTGTTAAAATTAGCGTATTTAATAAAAGTGGATTCAAACGCGTTATACAGTACGGTTTGATTATCTGGGTCGGCCTGAGAATAGCAAAAAGCGAGGGAAGCTACAAAGCTACCCCCGAATCTATCCATGTTGTCCAGTGCGGTATATATCTGGTGTTTAGTAAGCATGACTACCAACTGGATTGATAATAAAAATCATCAAAAGGAATATCCTTTGTAAGTGTTGGGAACTTTGCATTAAATTCCTCAGTGGACATTGTGCCATTATGAGTTTTTAAATTAAGCCATCTACACTTCTGAGCATTTTCGGCTGCTGTCTGGTACGCTATAATCTTGTCGATTTGAGTTTTGGTATTCTTCAAATCTTCAAAATAATACTGGTCATATTCTTGAGAACCAAAAAAGAAACCTTCGGTAGTGGGAAGTAGCTCACTGGCTGCTGCGGTTGAAACTAAAGCTGGTTCGATAGTTTTACTAAGAAGTTTTAGTTGATCTAAAGAAACCGAGTACTCCGCACAGTTATCCTTACCACCCTGTACGTTTAGAACAAACCACTGGTGAATCTGGTTCGATTTTCTCCAATACATTAAAGGGAATTGCACGGTATAGCATGACCAAGAAGTGGCGTAATCTATTGGAGCGTTCTCCATGCCGTGATTATTGAGTAAACTTGTAAACTCAAAAGTTTTTTCAAAAGGAGGTTTGTATTGTCTTTCAGGATAAATCCCGAATGTTTTTGTACCTCGAAAGTACATATCTAAGCCCATAAATCTAGGTGTTTTATTGAACAATTCTATTATAGTATTATTGTAGTATCTTGTAAATAGTAATTTCTCATTTATTTATTATCACTGATAATTCTGAGAATTTTTCAAAAATCGCCTTTCATAGTATCTGCTGCCTATAGTCCTAAAAATGTCAAAAACGCCTTTCATAATAAAATAATTATTACTGCCAGAATCTTAGTCGTAGCCTGAATTTTTTTGTGCAGGATAGTATGAAAAATTTTTCCAAAAAATTTGGGAAAAAAAGTTTTCCACAACCTGGGCGGAGTTTTCCACAGGGGCAAAAACGTGCTGGATACTATGAGTAAAAATACCTATAAAGATATTAATTTTATTATTACTTAAATATTAATTATTGCTATTAATAGAATATTAAATTAGAATGTAGAGGACACTATAATAGTGTCATTTTTAAACACCCATATTAAAAAACAAAATGGAAAATCAAATCGAAATTTTCAAAAACCAACTAGAAAATACATTAAGTATTTCTAATCAACAATTTTCTAAAAATTTAGAGAATCAACTAAACGCGGAAAAACTAGGATATCAAAATTCTAGTAATGAAACTATTTTTAAGGGGTCAAATTTTATAGATGATTCTTTTAAAAAAGATTTAAACATTATATGGAAAGAAAATGAGCTAGATTTTAAAGCAGTAAAAAGAGATTTATTTTTTAAAAATGCAAATGGTGAATTAATTAAAATTAATGATTATCAAGCTATTTGCCACGATACTAAAGACCAACTTTTAAATATTCCAAAAATGCAATACACAACTTTGCAACTAGATAGTATTAAAAAGTTAATTCAAGAGGTTAGAGGGCAAACAACAATAGAAAGCATTATGAATGTGGATAATAAAAGATTCGTTTTTAATCTTGCTATTGATGACGCAATACAAGATGTACAAAAAGATGACCCACACAAACTACGCTTAGTAATTGTTTCTAGTCATGATAGTTCTGTATCTTGTCACATATCTTTTATTCATTTTAGAATGTTTTGTTTTAATCAGATGAATAAATTAAAACAATCTAATCCACTTATTTTTAAGCATACTAAAAGTATTAATCAAAATGTATCTCGCATAAATTCAATAATAGATTTTAAAAAAGGAGAATTTACTAAATCAATAGAGGACTACAAATTAATGGTACGGAAAGAGATAAAAGAGGAGCAGGTTAAACAAGTGTTAGAAAATCTATTTATTGATAAATGGAAAAATAAAAAAGTATGCACCGATAGGGTTCTAAAAACTCAAAGGGATAAAACATATTTAGATTTAGTAGAGGTTAAACAGATTAAAGAGAATCTGGAGCGAGAATTTGAAAAAAATGGTAGAACAGCTTACAGCTTACATAATGGAATTAATTATTACTATTCCCACCAAATGGGAGCTAGTAATATTAGTTCAGAATCAGAGAAAGCGCGCATAAGAATGGAGCAAAATTACTACGGAAAGAACTCGAATATTATAGATAAATCTAAAGAATTATGTCTAGCTTTATAAATAGATAAGCTAACAACTAATAAAACTAGATCAGGAACTAAAAAACCTGATCTTTTTTTATGTTTTATCAGGTAATGAGACTTAAATAAAACACTTAAGAATCCTATAATTTTAATTACTTAAGTGTGTATTTGTACTGTTACACATTTAAAAAAGTACAATTCTTATTTTTAGACACTAGCCAAACCCCAAACCCATTGCAATAACTAGGATTTTTTTAAAAATTTATGGTCAAATCTCAACTGTATCAAGTCTATTTTTAAATGTTTATAAGCTAATATTAACTATTAATGTACTATTCAAGTAAAGAAAATGTGGTAAAATGGAGTAGGCTCTACGCCTATTTTTAAACACCCAAATTAAAAAGGAACTAAACCAATGACCACAACAACACAAGCAAACCAAATAAATCTACCCGAAGAAAATTTCGGCAAAGTTTTATTATCTGCACCACTAAGTTTTTATATGGATAAAAATCCAAAAATAATAGATGAAGTTTTTAATTATTTAGAACAACACTTTTTTAAAGGTATTTTTAATGGAGGTCTAGACAATAAACAATTATGTAAACAAGTAATTGAAGCAGAAGATGGCGGTATTTTGTACGGCTGGTACACACTAAGCACGGGCAGAAAAATAATGATCAAATGCGTAGGTTATGGATTGAAAGAAAAAAGTATGAATTTAAAAGATTATACAAAGGCAGATTATAACAATACTATGATCATGTTTCCTAGTGATGACTAACTTAAACTACTTCAGGAATTAAACCAATGAAAACACCAAAACAAAAATTTAAATCTAAAATTCAAAAAATTATTATTAGGTTAACTAATGAAGGCAACCACCCCACCGCGTCACACTTGTATCAAAACTATTTTTTAAAGGACTAAAAATTATGTCACTATCAAGACCACACGAAAATGAAAAAAAATTTTTTATTCAATCGTTTAAACATCTTGCAAACTGGTACCCACATTTAACACTAGATGAAACGCTAAAACTAACATTAAAAAGACTAGAAAATGAACAGCAAGTTTATCCAAATTTTTCAAGTCTTAAAGTGTGGCAACACCCAATCAACAAAGAAAAAATTAATTCAATTTAATTCTTTTTATTCTCTTACTTCATACCATAGGCCAAACACCATGCAACAATCAAACACCAGAGTTAGAACAGCCCAAGCGATAAAGATTGAAAATAAAAAATCATTTTTCGCTATGATATTATTTATCATTCTATTTTTTGGGGCAAGCTATATTGCACCCGAACATATTGAAGGCTACAACCCACAGCAGACAACAACCCAAGAAAAATAAAAATCAAAGGAGCTGCAGCAGATACCACGCCCGCAAAATTACGCGGGCTTTTTATTGCTTATTTATTCCACTAGCCACCGCGCGCAGCAGCCACCGCATACACAAACCACCGCACGCACGGGGCAGTGTTGCAAAAAAATTTTTTATAAATTTATTACCCCTGAACCTACTGATAAATCTATAAATTAAGACTACTTTTTCTTTCCTTCTACACTAATGGATAATGTTGGAGTGTTTAAATTAATTGTCTCTTCACTCTCCCCAAGCACTTTTCCTAACGAATCCAATATCTGAGCAGCAGTCTGAAGCTGACCCCTTTTCATAGCCTTGTTAAAAAGCCTCATTCTCATTCCCTGGAGTCGTGAGATCATCTTCTCTCTGTCCTTCTCCCAATCTTCATCGTTCCATTCTTTTACTTTGCCCCAATCTCTCCACGCTGTATCCACCCCAATGTTTTCCTTATTGGCATGATCGAGAACTAATTGTCTAGTTGTTAAGCCTTCAAGCTGGCGATTATACAATCTTTGCCTTCTTGCTTCGATAACTACATCTGGATTTCTCCTTCCACAGACCTTACCGCCCAACGGAGCGTTTGGACTGTCTACATCTGGTCGATAGTATGCTTGAGCCACGGACTAAATAAATACTAATACTTGAATAATAACCCTAAAAACACTGTTTAGTCGACTAAAACACGGAAATTTGTTCATATTTAAGCTATTCTTTACTACATGAGTACAAAAACAGCCGAAAGTCTCTCTCTTCGATGGGCACAGGGGGAGGTGTTCAACGCAAAAAACCGATTTCGAGTCCTAGTGGCTGGCAGAAGATTCGGAAAATCCTATTTATCCTGTATCGAACTACTAAAAGCAGCAATAGACCGCCCTGGCGAAACCTACTTCTACTGTGCCCCAACATATCGCATGGCAAAAGACATAGCCTGGAAAGAAATAAAGAAACTAATTCCCCGAGAATGGATCCAATCCAAAAACGAAACCGACCTCAAAATAGAACTAATCAATGGTTCGCTAATTGAACTCAAGGGCACAGAAAACGCAACAACCCTGCGTGGCCGAAGCCTTGCTGGAGTAGTACTTGACGAAGCAGCCTTCATGGATTCCGATGTTTGGTTTCAGGTAATCAGACCAGCCCTAGCAGATAAACAAGGTTGGGCACTTTTCATTTCTACACCAGACGGCACAGCCTCATGGTTCTACGATTTGTGGTGCTACGTTCCAGAAGATGAAACAGGTGATTGGAAACGCTGGAGCTTCACAACAATAGACGGGGGTAATGTTCCAGAAGAGGAGGTCCAGGCAGCCAAGGCCCAACTAGATACCAGAACATTCAAGCAGGAGTTTGAGGCAAGTTTTGAGAATCTCACTGGTCTTGTCGCAGTCTCATTTTCAGATTCCAACATTTCTAGCGAAGCGGAGGACATATCTATCGCCCCACTTTTATTAGGGGTCGATTTTAACGTAGATCCACTTTGCGGAATCTGTGCTGTCCGCTACCGAGACATACTTTATGTCTTTGACGAGATAATTCTGACAGGCGGTGCAACAACCTGGGATTTTGCCGAAGAAGTTACAAATCGTTACGGAGTAGAAAGACGAATTATTGCTTGCCCCGACCCAACAGGTGCAGCCCGAAAAACATCAGGAGTAGGCTCAACGGACCACACTATCCTACGCAGAAGTGGATTCACAGTATCCTCTCCCCGATCTCCCTGGAAAGTTCGCGACAAAGTAACCGCAATCAATACCGCACTATATGATGCAGCAGGAGAAAGGCGAACTTTGATTCACCCACGCTGCAAAGAACTCATAAAATCGCTCCGAACTCTTACTTACGCTCCAAACACAGGTATGCCTAATAAAAACCTTGGGGTTGACCACGCATTTGACGCTTTCGGTTATCTATGTCTCCAGCAATTTAACCTTGCCAAACCAGAGACATTAGGCCAAACTTCGTTTAGAATATACTAAGATACCTAATTCTTATCATGCCCTACCACACTGGAATGAAGAAAAAGAAGAAGAAAAA